AAAACTGCGTCCCCGTTTGTGGTGTCCGTGGCGTTCATAACGTCAATAACACCCTCAAAGTCATTATTCGCATCGGGATTGTAAACAACGCATTGAAACTTCACACCCTGTTCATCGCGCATCCTCTTTGTAAAGGCTACGAATAAGCCCTTGACTGTGGATTCATTTGAAGGGCATCCAATAGCGTTGAAAGAAAACTGTTCCACCAAATCAAGATACTTTTGGTAATCTGAATTTGTTGGAATGGGATTTGTGCCGCCTGTCATCGGCGTTCCCGCTATTACGGCAAGTGTCGCGGTTCTTATCCAGTCAACAAAATCGTTGTCTGCAAGTCCCGCCATATTTGCTACCGTTTGAACGTCCACAAGTGCGGTGTTAAGAAAAACAGAAACATCAAAAAGGCTTGAATTGTCAACATTTGCCGCAATAACCACCCTCAATGCGTTTCCTCTTGTACCCGCGAATTTTGCCGTTGCGAATGTGTTTGATGCTTTTACGCCGCCCGTTCCTAACCTGAACAAATACGCAAGGCGAATATTTTTGAAGAAGTCACGCAACCCCTTCAATTCGGGCGCGGTGAAATCGTACCCGAATAATTTCATGCTGTTTCTTTGGAAATCAGCGGAAGAAACTTCCATAACCTCACCCTGTACACCCCAATCAAGGGTAAAGGGTAATGTGGCAATGCCACGGTCTGAAAGTGTCGCGTTTGCCCGTGCCAATGAAATGAAGTTAATGTAAGCACCGGGCAATATTTTATTTTGTGTTATCCATGTGCCGCCGCCTAATGCCATTTTAATTCACCTTGCCTTTCATAAAATCATCAATCAGCTTGCCAACGGCGGCATGGGAATATTCCTTGTCATCGTCAAGCAACGAATTCAAAGCGTCCCGCCTGTGGCTGTACCAATTTGACTTCAAAAGCTGTTCCTTGCTGAATTTGGGAACGCTTTCATTCTCGACTTCCTCACCGTCCCCGCCGTCATCTGCTTCAGCGGCGGGATTTTCGGCGTTGTCATCGGTTGCCTGTGTGTTTTCGCCGCTGTTTTCGGCGGGGGTATCATCCTTTTTTTCCTCGCCTTCGGGCGGGGTTTGGTTCAACACCTTTTCTTCCGCTTCAGCGGCGGGATTTTCGGCGTTTTGATTTTTACGATTTGCCATTGTGTAAATCATCCTTTCAATCTTATTTGTGTGTTTTCAAGAATTTCCATCGGCAAGAAATCTTCCGTTATTATAACAAACATATTATAATTGACGAAAAAATTCAGAACGCCGTTGATAAATTCGCCGCGCATTTTAACCCCGCGCTGTAAATCGCCGCCAACCATAATGTAATTAAGGGCAAGAAACATGGCATCTTGAACCTTGTAACATTCGGCTTTCGGCGCATCTCTGCTTTTGGGGAAATACTGAATACAAAATAAATTTTCCCTGAAGTGCCGTTCGCCTACTTGCTTTACGTTGGCGGGGTTCAAAAGCTGAATAAAAAAACAAGGTTCGGTTAAACCTTGCTTTACTGATTCAGTATAAATCTTGTATTCGTCACCGAATGCGCTATTCAGTTTTTCGCTTATCCCGTCAACAATTTTATTAAGCATTGAACAACTCCCCCAAAAATTTATTTAACTTGTTTTCCAGTATGCGCGGCGCGTCTTGCTCCAACTCCTGTTCAGATATGGTCAACATGAACCGTCCTTCAACCCATCCTTTACCGTTTCGGGTTCTGTGTCCGAACTCGACATATGAAGCATATTCCGTGGGGTTTATGATTTCGATAATATAATTACCGCCTTCTTTCCTCACGGTCAGATTGTCGGCAAATCCCCCCGCTGAAGTTGACGATTTTTGACCAGTCCAACCCCGGCGCAAAGTGCCGCCTTTTTTTCCCGTTTCGTTTGGGTATTCGCCAACGGGGGTTCTTAATATCACCTTCCGCAATAACCGGGCGGCAAGTTCCTTGATTGCGGATTCACTGAATTGGTCAATTTTGCTTTGTTCAAGTTTGTTCAACCGTTCAGCGAATTTTTCAAAACCTTTGAACTTTACATTTGCCATTATGCGTAATCCTCAAACGGTATCAACGGGATTTCTTGATGGTTGCTGAAATACCCGACTTCACCGCTTTGCTTGAATTCAAAAACCCTGCCGCCTTGCCGTGTGATAATGATTTTTGAACCCGGTTTTATGACAATTTCGTTATCTATGAACATTTTGTTTGTTTGAACCAATACGGCGGCTGAATCCGTCTGATTCACGGGTTGAAGTCTTTCAAATGACAGTTTACAAGGTTGATTTTCTAACACAATTACTTCCTGTTGCCCTGTGGATTTGTTTTCCCTTGTAAATTCCTGATACTCAATGACCGTGCATAAGTCTTTCCATAAAAGTTGCAAGGCGGCTTTAACTGCGTTTACCATTTTAGCCGCCTATACGTTGCGAATTGCTTCCGGTCATAATTCATCAGGTGTTTTATAAGGGCATCCAGCCTTTGTTCAGGGGAAGCGATACTGTCAACCGCAAACACAACATTTGTGTCCCCTTCCTGTAATTGTTTCAACCCTGCCGTGTTCAAATCCACTTCAAACCCGTCTAACTGTCCGCTTTCCTTTTTCATCATAAGGAATTCACCACATACCATGTCAACGGCAATTTGGTGTAATCCTTCCGGGATTTTGCCAACATTGCATTCGTTTTTGATGGTGTTGGTTACTTTTTCAATGATGAAGTCAATCGCCCATTTGTCCGTGGCTTCAGCCGTATAGCCTAACGATTCAAGGCGTTTTGTTACGTCATCGTACATAAACACCACCCCTTCACGGGTTAAATCCCGTCTTTGATTGCGTCCAAAGCCTGTTCAGCGTCATCCGAACTCGCCGCTAACCCGCCGTCATACTTTTTCGCCATTGCCTGAAGTTTCAACATATGGTTAGCTTCGTCCCGCTGAATTTCCTGAATGGTCTTGACATCCTCATCAAGCATATCCGGGCAATCAGCAAGAAGTTGTTCGTAATTCTGCCGCGCATTGGCTTCACCCGCCAACTGTTCAAGTATTTTCGCCGCTGTGTTGTGATTCATCGTTTTTACCCCCTTGAAATAATCCGCGCAATCGGAATGGCTTTATGGGAAATAAACTTCCCTGAACCGTCATTAACAAGCGTCCAGTTCGCCGCTGTTTCAAGTTCAGCCTTTGTCGGGGAATTCTTTGCCATACTTGCCTTCGTGAAGCTGATACCATACGGCGCGAATACCTTTCTTTGTCTGCTGTAAAGATAAGTTTGACCGCCGTTTGTTTTGGGGTCACGGTTCATCTCAAAGGGAACTTCCGCGCCGATATTTTCATAATCGAACGCGCCAATTCCCAAAACGTATGTTGTATAATTGGTGTTACCGCCGCCCACATTTAATGTCGGCATATGGTCATCAACCAACACAACACGCCCGTTCCACGTTGCAAGGGGAAGTTCCCTTTCAATGCCGTTCGCGTCATTGTAAACCATGTACTTCAAGAGTTTTTGATTTTCAAGACTTGTAGCAATCGCGCTGTGCATTACCGCAATACTGAAGGCGTTCTTTTTGTCACCGCTTGCTTGTTGAATCGCGGTGTTAAGGGTTTCAGGCGCAACATTCGGGTTCGGTGTCCCTGTGATGTCAAAGGTGTGGTTGTTGACAAACCTTTGATTTTCAGTTCCCGTCATTGCGAAAATGCCGTTCAAAATCGCAATAAGCGTGTCTTGGTCAACATCTTCCCAGTATTCGGAAACTTGACGCGCCACGTTCGACATAAAGCCCGCGCCGCCTGTAATATCTTCCGAAAAATCCCTTTCAACCCATGCTTTGGCGCGTCCTGTGACAACAACGCTTCTTTCATAGGTTGTGGTTGACGTTGCTGTGATGTCGGTTTCGCCGTCATAGTTCAGCGGTTCGCCGTCAAGTCGCCCAAACATGGGAAGCGTGGCGTACACAACGCCCGTTTGATTGCTGAACGCCTGTCTGATTTGGCTGTTCGGCTGTAAAGCCCTTGATTTGATTAACTCATTTAACCGAATGCGGGGGATAATATCAACATATTTCCCGAACGCTTGCGGGTTAAATGTTTTCATGTCAAATTTTGCCATTGTAAATTCATCCTTTCAATTTTTAGATTTTGAAATCAGGATTAGCTTCCATATAAGAAGCTAATTCTTCATATGACATTTTTGTAATGTCAACTTTTGTGTCAGGTTCTTCAACCCCTGTTTCAGCGGGGGATGCGCCTTTCATTGTGGTCTTTTTGGTTTCGGTGTCGAACAGGAACTTTGAATCGTCCGCGCCTTGTAACTTCTTGATTTGGTCAGCAAGTCCTTCAATCGTGCCGTCATCGACAAGTTTCGCCTTTTCCAAATCAAGCAACGCCTTGACCGCTTTCGCATTTTTCGCCTTCGCCCCTGATAATGCGGCATCAACGGCGGCATTTATTTTAAGGGTCTTGATTTCGGCGGCGTATTTTTCAGCGGCGGTCTTGTTATCGGTCTGAAGGGTTTCGATTTGCTTTTTCAACCCCTCGACATCTCCCGTGGAATTTTTCAGGGTTTCAAGTTGCACGTCCCTCTCTTTCACGGTTAGTTCAAGGCTTTTCTTTTCGTTGTTTACCTCGTCAAACCGCGCCTTTGGGATATACCCCTTCAGTTCTTCAGCGGATGCCGCTTCAACCTTTTTGGCGGTTTCCTCGTCAAGTCCTAATTCTAACAGTTCATGCTTTTTCATGGTTATACCATCCTTTCAATACATTTGTTGTCGCGGTTCAGTCCACGTTTATTGTCTTTGTGTTTTACGCCCACAAATACCAAAACGGCGAATTTTGTATATGAAAAAAGCACCCTTGAAAGTTATCTTTCAAAAGTGCTTGATTCCTAATGGAAATTCTGCTAAAATGCAAGTAGCTTCTTAATTATGTCTTGTCTTGCCGATTCAAACTTCCAATCACCGTCAAGAATGATTTCGCCCGGTGATATAGCGTCAAAATTTATCCGCTCAAAGTTGCCGTCAATGCGCTGTATATCGCAAGTAAACTCAAAATGTGAAATGATGTTTATAAATTCCGCATCCACTTCACGGGTTTCTTCGCGGTCATCACATAACACTAAAGCGATATGGTATGTTTTCATGCTTGCGCCCTGCGAACCCAAAACATTGACAGGCGTTGAAGTTTCGTGTATCTCAATTACAGGGCGGCATTTGGCAAGAAGCACCCTGCGCCCATCGTAAATATAAAACAAGTTGCCTTCCTCGCCCCGTAATGTTTTTATTATGGTTTTTCTCATGCTCTCACCCCTTCCGTTTCAAGGAAAAACCGCCCTGTGAAGAGCGGTTTTATCGGCATTTGGCAGGCGTCCCGTTCTCCTGCATCTCTCGGCTTGCGCCTGTCAGTACCATCAGCGTGTGGATGGGACGAAGTCTTCCACCTCAAATGCCTATCCTTAACTACATCGCTTTTGCAAGTGGATGCTCCGTTTCCTCAAATACGCTTGCTATATCTTGATAGCTAATTTGCTCAATGGACACACCGCCACCTTGTTTGAGTTTTTCCACGACATACGCAACATTTTCTTCTAATATTTCGACAATTCGCGCAACTTCCCCGCTCATTAACCTTATTTTATCATATTCCTTTATCATGATTAACACCTTCTTTCTTAGTCGATATGGGCGGTTATTAACCGCAATTCATTCTTTGATATGTCATCTATCCAACCAGTTAATACTTTTGCTGTCTTTCCATTTTCCCCTGTCAATTCCATAATCACTTCGTATAGTTCGCCATAACCTTTATTCCCTTTTGGAGTTGCCGGAAATTTATCTAAATTAGATTTTATGCTCTCAATCAGTTTTCCCACATTTTTCTGATTATATCCTAAAGCCAATTCAAACGCTATGGATTTATCTGGGTCTTTGTCAGGATTCAAAGCATATTCAGTAAATTTCTCAACGGGAATAACGGCTTTATCTATATTGGGTATTTTGTTCAACGCATCATCCCCCTGTGTTCTCATTATACTGCCTTTTTCGGCTTTTGTCAACCCCGTTTTTTCCCCACCATCAACGAACTTCTTTTTCCATTCCTCAAACTTCATATCAGACGAGACATAATGCGTTTGACCGTTTTCAGGGTCACGGGCGGCGCGTTCACCAAAGTCATCTTCAAAATAGGGGACTGTGCAACCCCTACACCACGGATGGAAGGGCGGCGCGGTAACACCCGCCTGAAATTCAGACATCGGAAAAACTTTCCCGTCCATTGCCCCGCAAATGGCGCAAGTCCGCGAATCAAGCGTTTCAATAACTTCAAACTGTTCAACATCCAGTTCATTGAATGCGTCCTTTTGCGCCAAATTGGAAAAATACGCCGATTCAGTCATTATCAGCCGTCCGGCATTATGTTTGGATGTTCCCATTGCTTTTGCAAGGTTATTGATTGCCATATCGGGCGGCTTCCCTAAAATCATGTTGCGGGTCAATTCGGTATGCACCTGATTCAGTAATTTGGTTTTGTCCGTCCAAACCCTATCTGAAAAGGTGTTTTTGTCAGGTGTCCACGGTTTTGAAAGTATTCTTTCAAGTTTCCCGTCATTGACCGCCGCTATATCCCACCCCACATTAAAACCGCGCTGAATTTCAAACATACTGTGATAATAGCCGTCAAGGTATTGCTGTTTCAAAAGGCGGTCAACTGCGTCAAGTTGGTTGCCGAATAGCTTTTCCATCGTCTGTTGTGTCTGCAATTTCAAGGCTTCAAGCCGGGACACATGGAATTTTGCTGAAGCGTTTTCAAGTTGGCGCATCCACGCCGGATTCAAGGCGTTTTGTTCCCCGTACTTGATATATTCCCGGACATCCCACTTGAATTCAGCCAATTCACGGGTATTCAAAAGCCGCCGCGCTTCAGCAAGTGAAATTTGGTTATTGTCGGCAAATCGGGAATACCATGTTGTGATTTGCCCGTCAAGTTCCCGTTGCGCGGTTGAAAACATTCTTTCAACGTCTGCAATCGTGCGTTCCCCGGCATCGTTTTTGGCGGCTTCGATAATGTCAAACCGCTGCTTCCAGTATTCCGAATTTTTCACTATCTCACCCCCTCAATATGACGTAATAATTTTAAGCCCCTGCAAATGCGGCGGCTTGCGGGTCTTTTGTTACTAACCCGTTATTATCACTATCATCAAGGGCGGGTTTGAAGGCATCGCCGCCGAACTGTGCCATTGATTCAGCCTTTTCATCCCGGATGCGCTCAATTTCGGCTTGCGGGTCATCAACCCACGGATGTTGCGCGACAAGAGTTTCTTCGGACAGAATACCAACTGATTTTTGAATGTTGTCAATAATTTCCGATTCGCTAATCAGCATATCACGGTTGAAAATAACTTCAATATCGTCATTTTCAAAGTCCCCCGCGCCTGTGTTTACCAAATGCAAGTTGATAAAGTATAACAGTTCTTCAAACGACGCTTGATATTCGGTTTCCATTTCGTTTGCGTCAAGGTCAATGTCGCTGTACATAGACATGATATTTAACTGGTTAGCGTTGCCGCCTAATCGGTCATCCTTTGCGTCATACCCCATCGCATTTTCAATAATCGCCTTTTTGAAAATCTCAATAATCGCCCTGTAATTTTCGGCGTTTACTTCAACATGAAGGGTTCGCAAGTCACCCGCCGCCCCGTCAACCGTTTTCAGCTTGACCGCGCCGAAAGTAGCAAGGTTGCGCCGGAACTCCGCAAGGTTTTCACCGTCATAGTTGACCAACACAAGAATTGTATTCCGGGCATCCTCTTCCATGTTGTTTTGAAAATTGGACAGAATCAGGTTCAAACCGTCTTGAAGGTTTTTCACGTTTTTAATTAACGGTATTTCTTCACCATTATACTTGAAAGGTATCAAGGGGATTTGTGACCAGTTGAACGCCTGTACAATATCGCCTTCAATAACGGTGAAATATGGTTCGTGCGGGTTTTCATCGGGAATCAGGCGGCTACCGTCCAAAGTGAAGCGGTAAATTCCGTTTTCCCCGTAAACCTCGACTTTTTGAATAACTTTTTCCGTTCGTCCCTCAAAGTAAATCATTTCATAAATGCGGATAGCATAATCAAGAACGGTGTGTTCCTCATCCTTCCACCCGGCAATGACTTCATAAGGTTTTAACCGTTTGAAAGTGAATTCGCCCTGTTCGTCATAATGCAAAAAAAGCCAACCAATACCGCAATTCAGGGAATCCCGCCCCACGTTCTTAATCAAGCGCATAAATCCCCGGTCAAAAAACTGTTTAATGGTCTTTGCATATTGTTCATTATCGGTTTGAACTGATATGGGTTGCCCTAACAGATAATTGACTTTTTGATTGACCATTTTTTTATACTGGTTATCGACAATACGGTTATTCGGTAAATTGTCAACCTTTTCAAGTTTCCCGTCAACGCCAATCATTGTGCGCTTGCGGTGTAAAATGTCATGTTTGCCCCGGAAGTAGTTTTCACCGTTAATCATATCCTTGCGCCTTTGGGACATAAGAAAACGGTTGATTTCGTTTACAACGAATTCTTCATCGGTCAGGCGGTTTTTTGCGCCCTGCGTGATAATATTATTTAAGTGGTCAGTCATAAAATTAAATCGGTACAAGGTCAAAAACCCCCTTTCTTTATGCTCTCATAAATTCAAACCCCTGTAATATCGGGGTTTGTCAATGATTTTGTTACTAACGTGTTATTATTTCGTCAAGGGCGCAAAGTTTTTCAGCGTATTCATCCCGCGCTTCTTTGGGTATGCGCTCATCAACAACGACATCCAAAACTATTTTAAGAAGAACTTCAAAAACCCCCGTGTCTGCTATTGAAACAGTGAGGGTCAACCCTTTTTTATTTTCGTCCATAATTACCGCCCTTTCCGATTCCGCGCAACCAAAATTATTTGAATGACGGCGGCAACCAGTATTAAGAAACTGAAATTCCCCGCCGCCATTTCTTGAATAATGACTTTCAAAAACTCAATCAAAGCTGAATGACCGTCCTTTTATATGTTCTTCCATGCCGTAACGCATGGCATCCATTAAGTGGTTGAAATCGTCAATCGGCTTGTTTATCTTTTTGCCGAATCTATCTTCATCCCATGTGTAATTACTGATTTCTGTTAGGAAGTTGACGCAATCAGGATGAACAATAATTTCAAAGTCCTGCAAGTAGTCAATGCCGTTGTTTACACTGTCTTTACCCTTCCGGGCGGCGCGTATGTTGGAAATGCCGATTTCTCGCAAGCGGTCAATGGATTTGGGTTCAGCCGAATCAGCGGTGATTCTCTCTTTGCGGAATCCCATTTTCGTGAGTTCATCCGCAATGGCTTCATTCGACAAGCCCGGTTTGTACAACTCATCAAAAACATATAGCTTTTTGGCGGTCAAGTCCACCATGCCGCAAAATAGCGCGGAAGGGTCATTCGTATAACCAAAGTCAAGCCCGAAAACGGAACGAATACCTTTGATTTTTTTGATTTCGTCAAGGTTAAAGCGTTCTTCCCGAAAATTCTCAAAAATCAACCCTTCCACAATGCCCCATTCACCCAATCCGGCAACGCGATAACGCCGGGGGTTCTTCAGGCGCATATTTTCAAAAACTTTCCTGTCAGCATCGTCAAGCCATTCATTACACTGGTAATTTGTTGTTTTTGCCAATATATCAGGGTCAGGCGCGGCATCAAAGAATCGCGCCTTTATCCAGTGATGTTCATTCCACGGGTTGAAGGTCATTGTAATTTGTTTGAAAAGCCCATCCGAAACTTGCCCCCGGATAGATTCATCAATCATGTCAAAATCGGCTTCTTTCATAACCTCATAAGATTCTTCAAGCCACATCCAACATAATGAACCGACATCCACGGTTATTGACGTAACCTTCAAGGGGTCATCAAGTCCCCGGAAGTATATCTTTTGCCCTGTGGGTATATAAACCATTTCAAGCGGGGATTCTGTGACTTTCCAATGTTGAATAACCCCTAACCGGGAAATCGCCCACTTCAGTTCAGTAAAACACGAATCTTTCAACGTGCGGAAGGTCTTTCTTATGACAAGGGTATTGGCTTCAGGGTTTTCCATCATTTTGTAGATGAACCAAAGGGCGGCGGTCTTGCTTTTCTTGCTTGCCCTGCTTCCCTTTACAATGCGGTAACGTCCTTTGAAAAGCCAAAAATCTTTATACCCACCCCCTATAATATCAGGTAAATGTTTTTGCAAACGTATCATAAAATCACCGTCTAATAAACACAAACGCCCGTATAATCAGGCGTTCAGGCTTGTTTTGTTACTAACGTGTTACTAATCCTTCAATTCAGCTTCCCCGGTAAAGAAAACAGGAAGAACGCCGTCAAGTTTCAATTTATTTTCAAGTAACCCGTGACGCTTCGCCAACAATTCAGCGGCTTTCAGCTTTTCCCGCTCATCCGGGGATTTTTCCATTCGCCGCGCTGTGGAACAACCGTCCCCCACGCCTTCAACAATGACAATTTCGGAAGTGGATTCCCCGCGCATTACTCGCGTCAAATATTCTTCAACCTCTTGCGCTGTGGCAACCCTCGCCGTGTGGATTACGTCAAGGGCGGCATCAATAGCCGCTTTTATGTTGGGTTTTGTTAGGTTTTCCGTCCCGATAAATCTTGCCGTCTTTGGTGAATACCCTGCCCGAATAGCCGCCTGTGTCGCGTTCAGGTCAATACAATATTCGTCAACAAATCGCTTTTGCCTTGCATTCACAACACAAGCCCCCTTTCATGCAAAAACCCCCGAATTGAATTCGGGGGTCAGTATTTCATTTTATATAATACCACACTTCAACACTCGCCTTCAATCGCTTGTTGATAAATTATCGAAAAAATGTTCAACGCTCGTTTATGTAACTTGTGAACCCATTGAAAACCGTAATTCATATCAACCGCTATCTGCTCCCATTTTTGAAAGTTAATATAACGCTTTTCAATGATAATGCGTAAATCATCATCTGGCATTTTATAAACCCGCTGCCTGATTTCCCTTTCAAGCTGAACGAACTTCTCAATTTCCCCTTTTATTTCGTTTTCAAGGTCAACGATTTTCGCAACCGCGCCCCCGATTTTATCACTCGCCCCGCTTGTTTGAACCCTATCTTTCGACAAGTCAGGGGACGAAACTGATTCAGCTAACGCCCGTAACTGCTCTAATTTCAGTTGTTTCATATCAATTTTCATTTTCAGTCTGAAAGACTGTTGAAGGTATTGTTTGGCTGTCATAAAAATCATCCTTTCAATCTTGTACCGCATCTTGAACCGCCGTAAGTCCTGTATTTATGCGGGTTATTTCACTTTCACGGCTTCAGCGGTTCAAGTTCAAGATGATTTCCCTTTCTATATATTTACTTATTATCAATGACATAGAAAATATAAGAAGTGTA